CTAATCCCCTGGGTCTGCCAGAGCATGATGGCGTAGCGGGCGATCTTTCCCAGCTTGCCAAACCCTGGCCCATTACGGGAACCAGCTTGAGCGGGATCATTCGGCCGCACAAGCTGCCCTTGTGTGGTGAATGAGAACCCGATGATAGCTGATACCGTCCGCAACCCACTATCAATCGGACACGCGAGATCGCCAAAGTCAATTCCTTCCGAAGTCAGTTCGGCCAGATAGCGGTCGGTGAATAACGGGTTGATGCCGTAGGGCACGAATACCTGACCCTTGGAAACCGTCCATGAGCCAAGGTCGAGCCCAGCCACGAACACATCCACCACCTTGTTCTCCAGACTGTGGAGTCCCTTGAAAGAAAGACCCGGCTGTGAGTTCACTGTGGTCGAGATCGCACAGGACGGTATGAGGGCGTCGTCCAGGAACCACGCATCCGTAAGCAACGCTTCCTCATCGAAAAGGGGTCGCATCACTTCCACATGATAGACATTGCTACTGTCATTGGTCACGATCGCGAGCGACTTCAACTCCCCATCGTGAGACGGCCCGACGCACATGCTGGACACAAGACGGCCCGATCCCAAGGTGTGCCGATGCCAGCCTTGATAAAGAGGTTCTGCGGTCGAGGACAGGGTGACCCGATTATATGTGCAGCCAATCAACTGTCCGGTGCCCGTGCGTGCCCACAACAGGTTCTCGACCCCATCTTCATAGGCGAGTTCCTGAACTTTGCCGATGGTAAGATGCTGTGCGTTTTGCGAAGCATTTGGAGAGAAGAACCGTCCGGAGAAGATGTCGGACAGATATTCCTGCACCTTTCGACCATACTTTTGAACGAACATGGTGGTGAGCCCGGTACGCTTCGGTTCGACGTTGGCACAGCCATAGGAGGTGACGAGATCGACCTTGGCAGTTGAGGGGGTCAAAATGACGTTGGCCGAACCCGTTTGGATCAGATACTCACCTTCCTGTGTGCCCGCTACAATACCCTGAAGATTGGGATCGAGCCAGAACACAGGGTTGACTTCTTCGCTATTGAAAGTGCCCGAGATCGAATTGGCATCGCCCACTACCCCGGCTGAGTTGGTTGGAGAGAAGGTCATGGGTAGATTAGAATTGCTGCTGTCAATCCGGTTCGGGATTGCCCCAGCTAACCAGAGCCGGCCGTCCTTGTAACAGCCACAAGTCGGCCATCCCGTTGTATTGCTATAGGCTCCAAGCTGCCAGAGGATTGCGCTGGTGTTCGGCAGTGGTGGTCCGAGGATTGCGACCGTGACAGCCGTGCCTGCAATGCCTCCGGAGCCAAAGAATTGAATTTGTGCCACCGTCATGTATAAGGCCGTAACGTCTAATTCAAACCAAGCGTAATTCCACGATGCCGAAGAACCTGTAGCAAAGGTGACTGGCACTGTTGAGTTCGGACTGATCCCGGACATGGAACCAAGAACCGTGCCCCCTCCAATCGTTGGTGCAGAGTTTGAGACCCGCAAGGAAATAGCAACCGTTACACCAGCCGGTTGCCCAGGTTCAGTCCAACCGAAATCCGAGGAAGGGTAGATTGTGGCTGACGAAATGACTTGAGCCGAGGCCGAATAATTTTTGCCGGCGTACACTTGAGTGGTGGACGCAGCGGCACACGATGCAGCCGGTTTAGATGTAGTGCCATCAAATAACGAACCAAGCCCACCCCCTCCCGTTAATCCACCCACATTCACCGAACCGGATAGTGTACCGCTGATCAACCCGGTGGACGAAAGCGAGGTGATCTTGCCCCATGTCCAACCCACGACAAAAGGGGTCCAATAGGATGAAGTAGCGGACGGTGTATTGTTCAGATTTGAACCGAGTACCGCTTGATAAGTCTGACTACTCTCCGTCACCAGATCGCCAGCGTTGTAAGTCGTGCTACCCGACCATGCGCCAGGAGCTTGCGGATTGTAGAGCCGCACCAGACGGCCGATGTCGGTAGCCACAAACCCGGATGTGTTGACCGCTTGACCGGGGGAAGCCACGGCCCAATCGGTTGGTGAGGAAGCAGGTGTATTATTGACGTTGGCATCCACCAACGAGATGTAACCGACCCCACTCTTAGTTACGAAGTCTCCAACCTTGTATGCGGTAAGAGATGACCAAAGCTGATAAGACAGGGTAAGTGAGATCGAACCGGAAGTCCCCCCTGGGGTTACGAGCGAACCAGTTACCGGATCGAGATAAGGACCGTCGAGAAAATAAGCGGGAGCAAGAGTGAAGGATGCCGGGCTGGTCCCCAGCGGGAGCACGGTAGCAGTCAACATTTGGGGGGCTACAGTGCCTTGCAAGATGACAGCATTCTTATCCGTCTGCACCACGCGAAGAGTAGACCAGATGCCGCCTGTATAGGGCGTAGCAAAGTCCAGGATGCGGGTCACCGACACGTTCGCAGTATTCCAGGCCAGGGTAAGGCCGTTGATCGGCTTGCCTGTGATGGGATCGTAAAGCGCGAAAGTCGTGGTTGTTAATTGAGTGATGGTGAACTGACGATTGGCGAGGTATGGCACTAGTGTGCGCGCGGACAGATCGAGATAACTGAACTCAATCTGGTCGTTCGTCGCCCAGGTCGTTGCGGTCGAAGTAGCCAGCACTGCTGGCGTAGCAGTCGAGATGGAAGAAACGATTGCAACGTTGCCGTCCGAGACCAGATCGACCCCATCGAAGAACCGCATGTGGCCATCGGTGAACTCGATCTTGTAGGCGTTTGCTTCGCTGAAATTGAATGGTGCGATCTTAGCCGGCAACCCATTACGAGTTGGCGCCGCAAGCTGAAACCCCGGCCGACGCGGCAGACATCCGACTTCAATCGGATAAGCGTTCAAGCATCGTGCCAGAGCAGTCTTGTACTTCGGCAACTCCATACGGCCTTGCGCGAAGGGGCTCCACTCACCCCCCAAGAAGCTACTCCAAACGAAAGATGCGTTTGCCATGTTCTATATCCGACACGATACCCAATCGTCTTCGGGGCTTTCTTCAGAGCCGACTTCGATCGCGTTCACAGTGCGAGCCTCACCCATCACCTTGGTGTAGGCTTGGGAAATCTGCGCCACCTTGGAAGTGGATTGTGTCAGTATCTCGCACACCTCTTCCGCAATGCGCGCCGCCAGCCCTTCGCAGAACATATCGTCCATGCTGGTGACATCAGTGACATCGGCGCCAAAGCGGAAGATGATCGGCCCAACATCCGTGCTGACGATGAATTTGCCTTCCGTGTTCCAATCGTTGTAGGACGCTCCACTCGGTGCCCCAAGCCATGATACAGAACCTTGCTTCGGTGCCTGATTGGCGCGGCGAAGATACCCTGCCGGTAGACGGAAGATATTGTTGGTTGAGGTGTCCGTAACCGGGCCAGAGCCAAGCGGGTAAAGGATTGGCATCGGGGACAGGTCCGCGAACAGCGGGAGCCAGTTAGTCGAGCTAGGATACAGCACGGGGGTCCGGGCCCACGCAGCCGGCACAGTGGTGTTTGTCCAGTAACCAGGGGAGGTAACCGGATTGTTGTTCTGATTACTACTGCCCACCGATATATAAAGGTATCCATCTGGCGCCGTAACTTGATTACCCGTGGTGTAGATAGCGTTGGGGTCATAAGTTGTCGGCGCTACCGCAGGGGTGTTGTTCAGATTGTAGGGGATCAGACTGCGCCATTGGAAGCCGCTATAGGAAACGATGTTGTCTCCGGTGTAGGTCGAGGTGGCATTCCAGGGGGTGATGTTGCTGGGAACGTCCGTGTTGCCGTTGGTGAGCGACATATAAACGACGAAGCCACCGGGGTTGCCGGCCGGTGCATAGCAGAGTTCTCCCGCGTAGTAAGCAGTAGCCCCGGCGTTGCCGAGAGCTTGCCAATAGGAAGACCCCGCGAAGGGGACGTTGTTCAGATTGCTCGACCCGATCGAACTATAGATCGTCCCGTTATAACTCACCTGAGTGTTGATGGTGTAAGTGTAGACCGAGGACCACGGCGCCACTGCGACATTCTGAATTGGATTAAATATGTCCGCCGTCATCGGCCCAAAGTATTCTTCCCAGGCCGAAGTCGCCCCAGGGGCATTGGTGATATTGTCACTGATCACGGACATCCAGATCGTGCCATTGGCGTCCGTCACAAGAGCCCCAGGCATGTAGGTGCTGGCCGCTGACCAAGGCTGTGGCGCAAGCAAGAGGGTTGTGGTGGTCACTGCGCGAAGAACGGTCTTCCGGATGGTAAAGGCCCAAATGTTCCGGCGCAATTCTGCACGTCGCAGCTTGTCATAAGCGAAGGTGATCTCGGTGTTGTTCTTGCTGTCCTCGTTAATGTCGAGGATTTGCTGAACTCCACACCGCTGGCACACGCGATTGGCAATGTCGAGACTGTCAAGAAAAGGCATCGCTTTAGTCCCTGAGACGAGGTGGCACCTTTCGGAGCCGGGTAAGACGTGGGGGAACCTTGATCCAGCGCCGCAAAGTCCTCACACTCACTTGGACACTAGACTGTATCCCAGCGAAAGTATAGGCCCCAAATGCTACAAAAACCCGGAATTGCCGGTAGGTATTTGTAGTCAGAACCCCATCATGACCTAGGGGATCACGGCCTTCGGAATTGAACCCCAACATCAACCACCTCCCCAAAGGGTTAACTTAGGCGGAGTTTTCCGCAAGCGCGCAAGTACCGGCTGGATCAGTCTGGAATTGACATAGGATACCCCCCGCACACGGGCCAGGATATTCGAGACCCCTGTGAAGACGAAGTGACCAACTTGCGCGAGCAAAGTCAGACCAAAAATTGCGATGAAGCCGGTGTAGATGTAGGTGCCAACATGCGAGAGCCGCACAGTCGCCTGATGCACTATCTGGCCCGTGAAAGTGTAGGTGCCTACGTTCGAGAGGTGCTTGATCAATTGGTTTGTTGTCTTGCCGGTTAGCAGGAAAGTG